GGCCGGTGCAGGCCATCTGGAACATAGCCTGGGTGTGGTAGGCGGGATCGGTTTTGCCGCCCAGCAGCACCTCGATCATGGTCGCGGTGTTCGGGCACTTGATCTCGACCAGCCCATCCTTGCCAACGAGCCCATCGGGTGAGCAGCCGACCATGGCGATGGTGGGATGGGGCACGAACCCCACCTCCTCGATCTCGACACCGCTCTCCAGCGCGTAGGCGAAGCGCGCCTCGGGCTCTGTGTCGATGCCGTGCTGCATGGCGGCGCTCTGGAACGACGGCGCCGGCTGGCCGGTGAGCCGTTCGATCACCAATTCGGCCATGTAGTTTTTGCGGCCGGCGGTGTAGCCGCCCGAGCGGGTGCTGGCGACGATGTCGTGGACGCGCGATGCCGTGACTTTTCCGACGCGGGCGGCAAACCACTCCTCACTGCCCTGCTGCATTATCCACCTTCGGCAGTTTCTTGACGTAGGTGAGCGCGGCGTCATAACGCTCAGGGGCGAGCTCGCTCAGGTCATCGATGTGAGCGAACTTGCAGAACCAACCGAGCGTTCGGCCGCCTGCCTCAATCGCTTTAGCTATTTCGGCATACTGTTTGTCATTGATCGTTTCCGTTGGCTTGCCATTGCCTTTCTGCGCTGCGTTGGCATCGTCGTCTTCATCGGCAGCAATGCCGATCAGGGCGGAGAGCGAATAGCGGCGCGCATAGGTCAGCGCGGAACCAATCTCCTGCGGCCGGCCGGACATCGGCAGAGGATGCTCACTGGCAATCCATTGGCCCGACGTATGCAACAGCCGCGTATGCAACACACCGTTGCCAATCGTTTGAACGATGGCGAGGCCGTTGGCGGACAGCGGCTTGCGCGCGGCGTCGAAGATAGCGGCGAGATCGGCGTACTTTGATTTAAAATGCGGGTTGATCCGGTTCATGATGGCGTTTTCCATCATGCCCTGCGCTGCGGCCAAGGCGGCGGCCAACTCGTTAATTTGCTCAGATGTGTTCATTTGGTTCTCAGGGGTTGTCTTGGGGGTGGCCGGCGTGATGCGCTCGGACAGCGCTTGATTACGCAGCGCCTCGTTCTGGACTTCAAAGGTCATCGGGATTATCCTTCCGGTTCTCAGGGACCATCACGAATTGGGGCCGGCGGTGCTAACGCCGGCCCTCTTTTTTCCAAGAGCCAATAATCTGATCAAGAGCTTGCCTTGTCTTGGCACTCATGGGGTGTCCGATCATTTGCTCTTTCACCGGCTTATCCTGGCCCTCCTCCTCCCGATCGGACAGCAGGCGCTCAAGCTCGAACTCGCGCGCGTCCTGCTTGGCCTGCTCGAGCAACTGGCGCAGGTAGAGCACGCGCTGATAGTCGCGCGGCATGCCCATACCGTAGTCGGCAATGATCAGCTGCAACTCGATCTGGCGGATGCGCTGGGCGTATTCGGCGGGGGTCATAGCGGAAACTGCCTCCCCGTGTAGGTTACGCCGTCGCGGTACGGCTCTAATTCGGCGATGAAATAGCTGTCGCCATCGTGTTCGAACATATGACGGAACCCGTTCTTGGCGTATTCGCGCGCCTCATCGATTGAGCCAAAGAGGTACGGGAAATCATCTTGTGTCGGGTCGTCACATCCAGGCTCGTAACGTTCTTGGATGATTTGGTACTGCTTGGTCATTTTGTCCTGCTCCCGTTTCGATGGAGCCCAGGATACACATCTTGTGGACTATGTCAACACCCAACATGGCTTGATCATATACACATCTCGTGTTAAATTTAACCGGATGAAAATAACCAGAGCAAGCCAAGCCATCGATCTGCTGGGCGGAACCGCCGAGGTGGCCAAAATATTCGGGATGTCATACCGCGTGGTCACCAACTGGCGCGCCCGCGGCCTACCGCCCGATACCTACGACGTGCTGGGCAAGATGCTGCGCGCCAAGCGCCACACGTTCTCGCCGCTGCTGTTCGCGCAGAAACGGCCGGCCGAGCATCCGGTGGCCTACCACCGCGGCCAGCCCACTGATAAGCGCATCGACACCCCCTGAGAGGATAAAATCATGGCCGACCGACTGACCGACCTTGTGCTCGGACTGCAGCGCATGGCCGAGAACGCCAAGATGCGCGGCGACGACCTGCGTTATACCCAGCAGCAGGAAACTCAGGAACACGTTGAGTGGCTCGATCACCTGCTGCGCATGGTCGACGAGGTTCGCACCGTGTTCCTGCAGGAGCGCAAGCGGTTCATGGCGGTCGAGCAAGGCCGGGTGCATCAACTACCGACCGGGCAGGAGAAGCAGGACGCGGTGCCCAAGTTCCTCAAGCAGGGGCCGGCGAGTGGAACTCACACAGTGGGCGGCTCCGGCTGAGGCCACTTCCATGAGCGACATCCCCCGTGCCCGGGCCATGCTCGAAAAGGCCGACAAGGTCGAGAGCGGCCCAGGCGCTGAGAAAATGCTGCGCTACATCATCCGGGAGGCGTTGAAGCACCTCGACCGGGAGCGGCCGGAGTTCGTGGCACCCAAGAAACGGCCGCCATTGACGGTCGAGCAAGTCATGCGGGCCAAGGAATTGCGGGCGCAAGGATTGGCGCTGCATGAGATCGTACGCCGGCTTGGCGGTAACACCGACATCGGGCGGGTGTCGGAAGCGATCAACGGCCTGCGGGACGGGGTATGATGCGACCGCTGCCGGCCAACACCCAGGTGTTCGTCATCGAGTTGGTGGCCAAGCCCGGCACTGACGGCATTCGCGCGTTGCGGGCATTAATTAAGGTCGCGCTGCGGTCATTCGATATGCGCTGCATCGAGGCGCGTGAGGTAGAATAAAATTCTACACCACACCTAGTGGGTCAAAAGTTATTAACAGCTAGTCCACAATCCGTTGACACCATGGCGCGGCTAAGGCAGGCTGCGGTCAGCCGGGGCGCCATGGGATGGCCGTCCCTGCCATTCCCCCTCACCGTCCGGGAATGGCTCGCCCCGGTGCATCTCCTGGGCAGGAGGCGGACTCGTGATCGACATCAGGACGTTGCGTGCAGCCGGACTAACCTCGGAACAAATCCTGAAGGTAATCGAGGAGGATCAAGCGAAGGTTCGTGAGCAAAATCGAAAACGTCAACGAAAACAAAGAGCGCGTCACGGTGACATGCGTGACGGTTGTGACATGCCTCTTACTGTTCTTCCTCCTATTGAAAGACCTACTTTCTTTCAGGAAGAAAGATCAGAGATTGTGGCACTAGCGAAAACGGCCGAGCCCAAAAAACGAAAGCGGTCGCTCCCCGACGATTGGGAGCCCAAGGGCGAGCAGCGCGATCCCATCGAGCCGGACGAGTTCCGCGATCACGCCCGGGCCAAGGGCTACCAGTACATCGACTGGGATGCTGCCTACCGCAATTTCCAAAAATCCCAATACAACGCGCGCAATCGAGGAGGACAGAATGGCCAAGGACGACGACACGGATCGGTATTGGATGCCGCCGACCGGCTCAGGGAAAAGCTCAAGCAAGCGGGTGCCAGCGAAGACTACGTCCTCGGCTCAAGCGGCCCTCGACCGCTCGATCTGGATCACCAAGTGCGCCCAGCAAATCTTAGGATCGTATCGAAGGGATGATTTTGCCGATCCTGACGTGTACCTCACGCAACTCGCAATGGTGCTTGAACGCTGCGATGATTTGACCATCGATGCCGTTACCTCGCCCGTTACTGGCATCCAGCGTACCTGCAAGTTTCCACCCTCGATCGCCGAGTTTGTGGAGTTCATCGCGGATGTTACCCGGCGGGCGACCTTTGCCGCCAACTACGATCTTCAATCAAAGCGGCAATTGGCCGAGCGCGCCGAATACGAGCGCCAGGGCAAGACCGAAAGCGCCGAGCATCGTGTGGCTGTCGCAGCGCGGATCAAAAACGATCTACGCGGCCACGGCTTCCAGTTCGAAGGTGACACCAAGCCGGCCCAGAATGCCTGGAAACAATTCTCGGCCGATGAACTGCTCGCCCGTTATGGCAAGTGCCCATGAGCCGCTACGTCATCATGGCCCGCGAGAACTACCCCGGCGCCCCGATCAAAGAACTCTGCCGCTGCAACGGTCGGCCCTATGATATCAAAGATGCCCTCAGCAATTTCAAGGTGTTAGGACCGCTAGGCACCCCGATACCGAAATACAACCACGTTCAAATCCTCGAATTAGATCGGCGTCCAAATGAACAATCCACAGCAAAATATTCGGCCTATGCTCGGAAAGAGCATAACTGCCCAACTACTGCTAGTATTTGAGCAAATCGACGCCTACAAGCGGTCGGAGGCGCGCAAGTTCGAACAGCAATTGGCAGCAATCGGGAAGGCGGACACCGATGGCGAGCAGGCGCAAGGGCAGGCCCCGGAAAGCCGGGCATCGCTACCGCAGCGGAAACCTGAGGCCGAAACATGAGGCGGCTGTATCGCCGGCTGCTATCGCGGCTACGCAACCACATCGCCGTGGCCTCGGCGACCAGGCGGCAGATCAACTTGCAGAAAGCATACTCGGCCGGCTCGCGCTCCGCGGGCGGATCAGCAACCTCCAACATCTCGCCGGGCAAACCTACGGCCGGCAGTGGCGGACCTACTTAGCCACCCTGGATGGCCCCCGCTGGACCGGCAAAGGGGGCACTGGGCGCGTTTCAGCATGCGGGGGCTGTCCGACTAAGGGGGACATCACAAAATGCGCCTGTGGGCTCGCCAGCCGCTTATGGAGGCGTTCGTGGGATGCCCTCAATCGGGTGGATGCGGCGTGCCTGGTGACCGATACGGTCGGCTACGAGGTGCCGGTGGCGGCCGTCGACCTGCCGCTGCTGCGCGCCGGGCTGGATGAGCTTGTGTTCGAATTGGGATTGACGAGCGCGCGCAAATCAGGAACTTTGCAAATTCTCAATCACAGCTATGTCCGAAACCCTGCTTGACGGTCGCGTGCTGTTGCACTGCGGCGACTGCCGGGCGGTGCTGGCCACGCTGGCGCCCGACAGCACCGACGCGGTGGTGACCGATCCGCCGTATGCGCTGGGCTTCATGGGCAAGGCTTGGGATCACGCCGCGGTGGCGTTCGATCCTGCGCTGTGGGTTCTTGTCCACAGGGCGTTGAAACCCGGCGCGCATCTGATCGCGATGGGCGGCACGCGCACCTATCACCGGCTGGCCTGCGCTATCGAGGACGCCGGGTTCGAAATCCGCGACACCATCTCGTGGCTGTACGGCTCGGGCTTTCCGAAATCGCATGACGTGAGCAAGGGCATCGACCGCGCGGCAGGAGTGGAGCGGGAGGTCATAGGGAAAATTGACGGCGCAGGAATAGCCTACGGGGCGCCGCCAAACGCAACAGGATCAAATCTATGGACGGGTTTACGACGATCCAATGATGCCGCCACCGACGCCGCGCGGCAATGGGAAGGATGGGGCACCGCGCTAAAGCCCGCATGCGAATTAATCGTGCTTGCGCGCAAGCCGCTGTCGGAAGGCACGGTCGCGGCCAACGTCCTGCGGTGGAAAACCGGGGCAATCAACGTTGACGGCTGCCGGGTTGGCGTTGATGGCGGCACAAAAAGCACCGGCGAGCCGAACTACAAAAATCAAGTTTACGGCAATGGAATGGGGGGCCTTCAAATTATCGATGCAAAAACCGGCCGCTGGCCTGCCAACGTTGTGCACGACGGCAGCGACGAGGTCACGGCGGCGTTTCCTGACAGTCAATCGAGCGAACCGCGTGAGCCGACCGGGAGTCGGTTGCGACGATCCGATTTTCACATGACCGATGGTAGCGGCGGCTATAGCGACTCCGGCTCTGCCGCGCGCTTCTTCTACACGGCAAAAGCCGACGCCGACGACCGGCTGGGCTCCAAGCATCCCACGGTCAAGCCGCTCGACCTGATGCAATGGCTGGTGCGGCTGGTGACGCCCAAGGGCGGCACGGTGCTCGATCCGTTTGCCGGCACCGGCACATCGGGCGAGGCGGCATGGCGTGAGGGTGCCAATGCGGTGCTGATCGAGGCCGAGGCAGAATATCAGGCCGACATCCGCCGGCGTATGGCGCTGGCGCTGGCTGGGCCGGACGAGCGTAGCCGCGAGAGCGTCAAGGCCAAGGATTTGCCTTATGATCCGGGGCCGTTGTTCGCCCAACGTTCAACCTGGGCCGAAATGTGGGCAAAACCGTTCGACTTCTCGCAGGAGCCGCAAGGCAACCCGGGATGACCCTGGCGCAGGCGCGCCAGCGCATCGTGCGGCTGCTGCTCTACCGCTACCTGCAACTCGATTATCGGATTGTCACCCGCCAGGAGGGCTAACCATGTGCCCTTGTTGCCCGACGACGAGTATCTGTCCGATCGCGACGCGCGGCCGTCGGTGGGCTGGCCCGATCGGCTGCTGATGGCGCTGATCCGCGAGCACCCCGAGCGCATACCGGAGGGATTGCTCGACTACCTCAACCGGGGTCGTGTTCACCGTTCTAGCCTCGACCCCGATGAGCGGTCGGCGGGCCCGTCCCGATAACGCCCGCCGGCTCGCTCACTTGTGCTTGCGGATCTTGACCTTGCCCGGCGACCTGGTGATGGGCTTGGATGGCTGCATACGCTTCACATGCTGCTTGGCGGCCGAGCTTCTGGTGGTGCGGTTGGCCTTCTGGTCGTGTAGGGCGTCCTTGTCGCGATCGGCGTCGATCTTGGCGGCGCTGTCGTCAGCCTGTGACCGCTCGTTGGCCGAGGCACTCTTGCCCTTCTGCTGGGCCTCCTTCTGGTGTTTGGCCTCGTAGCCGGGCTGGTGCTCGGGGGAGCGTTCCGGCTTCTTGCCGGTGGTGGGATCGGCGGCGCG